TCAGTTGAGAAGTTCAAAGGCCTGATGTTTGCTATCGAAAGAGATGCGAATGCGATTGGTCAGAGAACTCGTCGTGGTAAAGGTAACATGCTGATTGTATCGGCTGATGTTGCTTCTGCCCTTCAGATGGCTGGTGTTTTGGATTATACGCCTGCTCTCAACAACAACCTTAACGTCGATGACACACAGACAACATTTGCTGGTGTTATGAATGGTCGTTACAAGGTTTACGTTGATCCGTATGCTGCTAACGTAGCTGCTTCGCAATACTACGTTGTTGGTTATAAGGGAACTTCACCTTATGATGCCGGACTGTTCTACTGCCCATACGTTCCATTACAAATGGTTCGTGCGGTTGGTGAGAACAGCTTCCAACCAAAAATCGGGTTCAAGACTCGTTACGGTATGGCGGCCAACCCATTTGCGGTTGCTGGTGCTGAAGCTGCAAACACTGCGGCGACAATCGCACTTACAGCAAATGCTAATGCTTACTATCGTCGGGTTAAAGTTACAAACCTTATGTAATAATAAGAAACTTGACTACAAACTAGGGGGAGGTCTTCGGACCTCCCTTTTTTTTGTTATAAATAATAGTATGACCGTGCTAGATAGACAACCAGATAAATTAGATTACCTAAGTCCAACTCAATTTCGCTTTGGTATACATCAGTTACCTAAAGTGCAATTTTTTACGACTTCGGTAAACATCCCTGGCATTAACATGGGAGAAGCTCTTTTCCCCACACCATTTAAAGATATTCCAATCATGGGTGACAAACTAACTTATGAGAACTTAGAGATAAGTTTTATCGTTGATGAGTTTCTAGAAAACTATCAATCGTTACATGAGTGGATGACTGCAATTGGTTTTCCTAAAAGTAGAAAACAGTTTGCCGATTTTAGATCAAACACATCTAACACTCCCAGTGGTGCGGTCAATCCCTCAGCAGACAGAGTTGGTTCACCAACGGCCACGACTGCACTTTTTTCTGATGCTAACTTGATAATTCTATCAAATAAAAATAATCCTCTGTTGTCAGTGGATTTTCACAATTTGTATCCTGTTGCACTGGGTCCATTACAGTTTAATAATGACGCATCAGATGTTGAATATATAGTTGCAACAGCTTCATTTTCATATCAGATATATGAATTTACCAGTATAAGAACCACTGCATCATAATGGAGAGTAAATGGATAAGTTAAGTGAGTTACAGGCGGAAGCCAAAGAAGACCTTGTAATATTAGATGATGAAGACCTACACCAACAATCTTACAAAAATCAAGTCATAAAACCAAAATGGTTGGATTATAAAACCAAGTATAAACTTCTGATGTTTCAGTGTAAGGCTGACCATAAACGTCTCTATAGAGAGAAGTGGGAATACTATGGTGGAAAAGCAGACGCAAAGGTGTATGCTACAAAACCATTTGATCTCAAGGTTTTGAAGACTGACCTTCAGATGTACATCAACTCTGACGATGATATCATAGAGATTGAAAAAAAGATTGTGTATTATGAGGCGATAGTTGAATTTATCGACGGTGTGATTAAGTCGATAGATAATAGAGGCTGGGATATTCGTAATGCCCAAGATTGGAAGAAGTTTGTGGCTGGAGGGTTTTAGTGAAACGATTACCACCATTTTTAGATTCTTGGGTTGGTTACTATGATAATGTAATCAATAAGGAGGATTGTGATTCTCTGATAGCTTATCCTTGGGATTGGACCCCATCAAAATATGAAAATAATAGTGGAGTTTCTTCTAATAGTGAAGATAGGGTTAAAATGGACGAGTGTTGGTGTGTGTCAAAAAACACCTCTTATAAGTTACTCAAAGAATCCACGATCAAAGTGATGAAACAATATGCGAAAGATCATGAACATTTTTCCTGCATACACCATACAGATTTTAGATTAAATAGATATCGTAAAGGTGGGTTCATGTCAAAACATTGTGACAATATTCATCACTCTCACGGTCAACAATACGGTTATCCTCAAGCTACGGTTTTACTATTTTTGAATAATGATTATGAAGGTGGTGACTTTTATATTTCTAATATAAATTATCGTAAACCTAAAGTTGGCTCTGGGTTAATTTTTCCCTCTAACTTTATGTTTCCTCATGAGGTAAAAGAAGTCACTAGAGGTGAAAGATGGAGTATCGTGACATGGTTGATGTAAAAACATGGAAGTGTTTTCCCACCTCAATTCATGAAGTAAAAATGAATATCAATAACCATGATCAGATGTTGATGAGAAGTTATGTTGAAAGAGGCACAAAAGATGACACTCTACACACAATATCTTACTTTAGACCATTAACTGACAGTATTATAGAAGTAACTAAAAAAATACTTGAGGATGGTGGATATGAGTTTGAAGAAGTTGAGATGACTAATATGTGGGGTAACGTATTAAAAAAAGGACAAACTCATCCACCTCATACACATTCTAACAATACGCTATCTGGCGTTTATTATTTGAAGGGAGGCTCTCCAATACAATTCTTTGACCCCAGACCAGCAGCGAATATTTTAAAACCAAGAAATACACCAAACTGGGATAACTCTGGAATGCTACAATTCAACTCTGTTGTGGATACTGCATTTATCTTCCCATCATGGCTAATGCATTGGGTTCCTTCTACTCCGAATGAACGAGTAAGCATTGCATGGAACATACTGGCACGGGGTCATTACGGTGAGCCCCACACATTACAAAATGCGTATATCTAAAAAAAATGAAGTATACTTAAAAATAACAAATATTGAACCGTCACTTGCAGCGGAGGTAAATGACTTCTTTACCTTTGAAGTTCCAGGCTTCAAGTATATGCCTGCGTATAAAAATAAAACGTGGGATGGCAAAATACGATTGTATAACATTGTCACAGGTGAAATCTACATGGGGCTGTTACCCTATATAGAGGAGTACCTACAAAATAATGGTGAACTATATGAATTGGAAGAGGGACTCAGAAGTGAAAGAAAGGTGGCCCGAAGTGTGGTGCAAGGGTTTGTACGAGGGCTCAGACCCACTCTCAATGGACGAAGAATTAAAGTACGAGATTATCAGATTGATGCCATTGCCCACGCTATTGCCACAAATCGTTCTCTGCTTATTTCTCCTACTGCTTCCGGTAAGTCGTTAATAATATATTGTCTTGTTCGATATTATCAAATGATGGAACTAAAAACTTTAATACTGGTTCCAACAACATCACTTGTCGAACAGATGTATAAAGACTTTGAAGATTATGGATGGAGTTCCGGCACTTACTGTCAAAAAATATATCAAGGTCATGATAAAAAGGTACAAAAAGATGTTGTAATATCAACATGGCAGTCTATACACAGAATGCCGAGGCCGTACTTTCGACAATTTAGTGCGGTGTTTGGAGATGAGGCACACCTATTCAAAGCAAAGTCTTTGACAGGCATTATGACAAAATTAGATACTTGCAAGTATCGTTTTGGTTTGACAGGCACATTAGATGGAACACAAACACACAGGTTGGTGCTAGAGGGTTTATTTGGAAAAGCAAAATACGTTGTTACGACAAAAGAGTTGATAGATAACAAAACATTATCAGAGCTAAGTATTAGATGTATAGTTCTGAAATATCCAGATGAAGATAGAGAAATAGTAAAGGAGTTCGACTATGGAGCAGAATTGGAATATATCGTCACAAAGGAGGAAAGGAATTTATTCCTTTGCAATCTTGTGGGCCATTGCAATGGTAATACCCTCTGTTTATTTCAGTTTGTAGAAAAACACGGAGAACCGTTATACAATATCATAAAAGATAAATATAAGGAAAGAAAAGTATTTTTTGTTTACGGAGGAGTGGACACAGATACCAGAGAACAGATAAGGGAGATAGTGGAAAATGAAACAGATGCAATTATCGTTGCAAGTTATGGCACGTTCAGCACTGGTATTAATATTCGGAACATTGATAACATCGTGTTCTCAAGCCCCTCAAAAAGCAAAATCAGAGTGCTTCAGTCCTTGGGGCGTGGTTTGCGAGTTGGAGACAAAAGCAAGAATCTCAAAGTCTTTGACATTGCCGACGATATCACCTCTGCCGGGGGCCGGTTCAATTTTACGTTGAGACACTTTCAACAACGTCTAAATATCTATAGTGAACAAAAATTTGATTACAAAATAGATAAGGTAAAACTAAAATGAACCTAGAAAACTACAAGATTTTAAAACTAAGTAATAAAGAAATGATTATCTGTGAAATGAGCAGTGAAACTTCTGAATATTACGAAGTCATGAACC